AACCAGTATTGCGGCATGGCGTCATCAGACGTCTTGTCGGAATTCCGTGACACCCCAACGCCGAGATTTGAAAAGATCGACGCGCCTCACGGGACATCGGCCGCCTGGCGCACTTGCGCCCGCAAGCTGATGCACTTGGTCGTGGGCAAAATTGGGCTCGTTCACTACGAGCTAGGCTTGGCTAAGTCTGACCAGCGCAAAGGGATCGAAGGACAACGATTCTGGTACTGGGCCAAGGACGCGACAGCGAACGTCCAGAACGACACCGTGCGACAAGAGCATGCTTTCGTCCTGACCGACACCGACTACTACGGCGTCGGTTCCGACAACTACCTCCGCAAAGCCCTGCTGGAATCCAAGAACCCCGTCCTGGTGTCGACAACGATCCCAATCCACGCGACACTCCAGACGGAGGACTTCTCTTACCGCTTCCTCGAAGACGGGCGCTTCAACGCTCGTGCGCGGGGCAATAGCGGTGCAGAGCTCGGCTACTGCCACTACCTCAACGACTTCAGTCCTGACGCCATCATGGTGTGCTCCTGGTTGACTACCAAGACGTACGCCGTGGAGACGCGCAACCTGAAGGACCACCGGTCCGTGGTCTGCCTCGCACCCATCAGCTCCTGGTGGGGCCTGTCAGGCCTCGTTGCTCGCTTTTTCCTGTCCGGGATGCGTCTTCGCCATTTGGATCCAATCCACGAAGGGACGCTACTGAACGGGGACACCGCGAGTTTCGTTCGTATCGAATCGATGAGTGAGCATGGACACCTTGTATCCACGGCCCGTGCCGGCTTGTGGAATCATTGCACGGTGCCTGTCGCTATTGACGCGATGGTGGCACAACAGGCTGCGGCCCAGAAATCGCCCCTCTCCATTAGCTCGCTGATGAAAGTCGTGAGTAACACGGACCGCGAGGATGCGAAGGTCACTGGCCCAGCAGCCGCCACATTGGCAGAGTACCACAACGCCACGAACTTTCCCAGAGCGGCCTACGTCGCTACCCACAAGGAAGCTCTTAACGTTTACTCTTTCAACAAGCCCATCGGGGATTCAAAACCTCTGATGGATGTCTTCTGCAACCCCGTCGTTCTCGGTGGCGCGTACAGCGCCACGAAGACGGTGGAAAGCGTGGAAATCGCCGTGAAAGGCCGCATCACAGATGTGGCCAACGACACCTCGATGACCCCGTTCATGCATTCGATATGCCAGCGCCTCATTGAGGTGCTGGTGCCTGAAGCCGAAGCCAACACGGTGCACCCGGACACCGAAGAAGAAGTCCTGGCACATCAAACCACGCCCAACCGAGTCTCCCAGTTCTGGGAGTGGGCCTGGAATCCCTTTTCCCGCACCAAGGTGAAAGCGTCTCTCAAGGCTGAGACCGCTGGCGGGTACAAGGACCCGAGACTGATTTCGACCATGGATGCTTCCAACAAGATGGAGCATTCTTTTTACATGTACGCCGTGAGACGTATCATGAAGGCCTTCCCTTTCTATGCGGGGGGAAAAACGCCCATCGAGATCGCCAACCGCGTAGCCACCCTGTCGAACGAGGCCCAGCAGCACATGCTCGGTAGTGACTTGGCCCGTATGGACGGACATCAGAACCCTGCTTGCAGAAGCGCTTTCAAAATGTTCGTCTTGCGGATCTTTCACTTTACTCACCACGCGATTATTGCAAAGAACCTCCGGGCCTCTTGGAACAACCGCGTCACGGCCACCGCTGACAAGCTTGCGTACACCTATAAACAAGGTGCGGCGCAACTCTCAGGCCGTGTCGACACGGACATCTTAGCTGCCTTCATCAACATGCTGATCGTTTTTACGGCCTGCACATTCATGGAGCAGCGCTCGCCGCAAGGCTTCACTGACCTCATGCTCGTGGAAAAATTCTTCGGAATATACCAAGGCGATGATGGAGTTAGTAAGGACATCGATTCGGACTGCCTTGTCCGAGCCGCGCGGCTTTGGGGCCACTC